TACCTCTTTCCTCTTATAGACTCGTCTCACAGCCAAACTGCCACATTTGCATTTCCTCAGCACCTTGCCGTTGGAATCTTTCTGCTTTAACTTCGCCCACCTATTCCAAAATTGAAATAGTTAAGATTAAATTGCTTAGATTGACCATTG